GCCGCCGGCGGCGCCGGTGAACAGGAGGAAGCCTGCGGGCGCAGCACCCGCCGGGCCGACCGAGACGAGGAAGTCCTCGCCCTGGTCCACGGCCCAGAAGATGTGCTCCCCGGTGAAGACGGTGTCGTCGGCCAGGAAGGCGGGCTGCTGCGAGAGGACGGCCTGGACGCCGTCGCCGGCGCTTCCCTGGAACTCCTCGCCGGCATCCGCCTTGAGGCCGAGCTGGAAGTAGGCAGACGCCGGACCGAACTGCGCCGAGGCGTTCGCCGCCACCGCGCTGTACTGGAACTGCGCGGGGTTGCGGATGATGGTGTACGTGGCGAGCGTGAGGTCGATGGAGCCGCCCATCTCGAGCTCGTCGCCGATGGCATCCGTGACGCTGTCGTCGTCGAGGCCTAGCTCGGTCGCCGCGACGGCATCCACGATGATGTCGACGGTCCGCCCCTTGTAGGAGAAGCGGATGGCGTCGCCGGCGACCACGCCCTCGGTGACGAAGTCCACACCAGGGTCGGTGAACACCGTGTCGGCCGCCGAAGTGCCGTCGAGCTCGCCGCCAGCACCCGAGAAGACCGTGGCCTCGTCGAAGGAGCTGTTGAGCTCGGTGGACTCGGAGCCGAGCACCAGGAAGACGCGGATGTCGGCGAGGAAGTCCGCGACCAGCGCGCCGTCGATGAGGGACGGGAAGTCGTAGCTGATGACGCCCAGGCCATCCCGGTAGGGGCCGGCGTAGGCAGCGTCCAGCGGGAGCTGGTTGTCGTCGAAGGCCGAGACGATCTGGTAGCACGGACCGACGACGCAGGACTGCTGGGACGGGGTCGGGTAGCTCGGCGTCTCGGCGACGAACTCCTGCTCGACGGTGGTCGAGGGGCGCGGGATGCTCAGGCCAGCCATGTTGGTCTCCTGGGATCAGTCGGTGATTCCATCGACGGGTCGAAAGTTCAAGGGGAAGGCGTTGGAACAGTCCACTCGACGACGATGACGAGGTCAGACTCCTCGACCGGCCTGCCCTGTTCGTCTACCGAGTCAGGATCGACCAGTCCACCGCCGAACTTGGTCGCGACGGCCAGGAGCTTCATGCTGATCTCCTGCAGGAGACGCTCCTCTTCCGTGACGGTCCAGTTGTCCTGGTAGTAGACGGGGAAGACGACGGGCACCTGGCGGTACTTGCTGGACGAGTCCTGGCCGAACAGCTCGCCGGCGTTGCTCTCCTCGCCCACGCTGATGTGGGTGCCGATGAGGTGGTAGCCAGCCTTCTGCAGCTCGCGCCGGAAGACGCGCAGCGCGCGGGTGACGTACATGGCCAAGATCTCGGCCACGCGTCCCTCGGACGCTACGCAGTGGACGACGTAGGAGCCGGCCACCAGGTCGGTGTGCTTGCGGACGCCGGCGGCGGCGTTGGTCGTCTGCATGTGGTCGAAGGCGATGTTGCCGTACTGGAACTCACGCCTTCCAACGATGACGGCGGGGCGTGTGCCCAGTGAACTCGTATCGAGACTGTTCTTGTCCGAAATCACGAGCTCGGTCGCCGAGGGATCGGCCTCCCAGTGAAACGAGGGGCCCCTCCTCCCCGACGTCCCGCTTTCGCGCGGGGTCTCGAAGAACACTTGGCGGAGGAACCGCAGCAGGACGTGCTTGCCGTCGCTGATGAAGTCCCCGGTCCTTGGGTTGTGGCTCTCCCACAGGGCCTCGTTGGCGGCCTGATCCTCTGCGCGGGTCATGGACGTACGCTCCTGCCTGGTAGATCACCCCGGCGTCTGCGAGGGCCTGGCCGAGCGACAAGGCCCGGTTCTGCCCCTGGGTGAGCGCCTTGCGCGGAGCGACCTTGGCCAGCTCGCGGAGCTTCCGCATGACCGGAGGACCTCCACGGCTGACCGCCCCGTAGGCGGCAAGGCCCAGCATGGCCTTGAAGAACTTCTTCCGCTCGAGCTCGGAGCCCCAGTCCTTCTCGGGCTGCGGGCTGGCGAGCTTCTCGAGCTCGCCGATGTAGGCGTCGGTGAACATGCAGCATCCTACCCCGATTCGATCAGGGGAGTGGTGGGGAAGCCGGCGTCGCCGACCTTGCGGTCGCCCAGGCCCTTGTCCTGGACTGCGGCGCGGTACGACTCGATGTCCGTAGCACGGATGTGCTGACGGACAGGCACGGCGTCGTAGGCGTCCGCGTCCCAGGTGATGGGGATCTGGTGCTCGATGTCCGAGGGCACGATGCGGCGGAGGTGGGCCAGGTACCAGATGGCGGCCCCGCCCCGGTGGTGCTTCTTCGTCATGAGCACGCGCCACCGCTCGCCCGTGGCGTAGACGACGATGTCGCGAGGGGCCACCCGGGTCCTGCTCGACACGCGGACCACGACGTCCTGCTGCTCGAGCTCGAACATGCGGGTGAGGACTGGCTGGTCGTCCTGCGAGGTCATCTCGGTCGGCCAGAACTCCTGGGCCTTGTAGTAGCCGCCCGCCCGGTAGGCGCCCCAGCACGTCTGGCACCTGTCGTTGATGGACCTGCCTGTCTCGTACTCCCAGCACTCGGGGCAGTACTGGCCCGTGGTCCGGCGACGCAGCAGCAGGGACCTGGTGCCGGTGAACTCCTGCGCCGTGAGCTCGAAGCGACGGATGGCCTCGGCCGCGTAGATGTCGGGCCGCGCCTCGAGGGCGATGCCGCCCGGGTCCGCACCCTCGTCGATGACCTTCTTCGTGTCCTCGGAGCCGAAGAAGAGGACGGCGTCGTCCGAGGTCCTACGCACTCGCAGTCGGTAGACGTGCTGCCGGCGGGACACCAGGCGGTTGACGCTGCTGTCCCGGAAGGTGTTGTAGGCGGAGGCGTCGATCTCACCGCTGACCTGCGTGAACTCCCCGCCCACCGTCTCCGAGCGCCACACGCTCACCGTGTAGTCCTCGAGGGGACGGACCGTGTCCGCGACCGCCCACTCGACGGTGACTGCGTCGAGCTCGACGGTGTAGACCTGGATGTTCTTGAGCCAGATCATGGATCACCCCGTGGAGTCGACGAAGCGCGCGCGCGACGTCGAGATCTGCGCGAACGAGGGCTTGAAGTCCGAGCGCGAGCGGTGGGTGTAGATGGCCACGCCAGCCTCGGTCCGCACCGCGCTGAAGCCGCTCTTGCCCGCTCGCCGCTTCAGGTCCGCCAGGTCGCGCTTGTCCTGCGGGGTGAGGGGCAGGCGCTTCTTGCCCGCGAACTTGGACGGGTCTCGGGAGGCCGCCACCTTCTCGACGTCGGAGGCCAGGCGCGTGGGCGCGGGAATGCCGTACGCTGCCTCGTACCAGACCTCGTCGTCCGAGGCGACGGTGTCGTTGACCGGAAGGCCTGACGCGTTGACCCGGTCGCGGGCCAAGGACCGGACCGCTTCCGGAGGCTCCGCGACGGCCGCTGCTTGGGCGCGCGCGTGGCTCGTCAGACGCTCGAACACCTCGGCATCGCTCAACCTACGCACCGGAAGCGCGATCTTCTCCATGTCCAGCAAGAGCGACGCCGCCTTCTGCATCGGGGGCTGGATGTTCATGCGGCGACGCAGCGCGTCCTTGCTCTTCTTCAAGGCTCCCGCCGCGATCACGCTGCCGGGGGCGGGGACCACGACCATCCCGGCGACGAGCGGGTCCTCTGCGAAGGCCCTGCTCATCTTCGCTGCCCGGCCGGACAAGTCCTCGCGCCGAGCCTTCGACAGACCCGGCAGGTGCTTCCCCTTCGTGTAGGGCACCTCCCAGTCCAGGGCTCGCTTCACGCGGCTCTCCACGGCGTCCCCTGCGGCGTGGTGAGCCCTCACCAGGGCGTCACCCGTCTTCCGTGCCCCGAAGCGCCGTAGACCCGCCCCCAGGATGTCCAGGGCTGCGGTCTTCTCGCCCTCGGGCCACAGGACCTTGCGCGCCCAGTAGTTGGGGCTGAACGGATCGTCCTTGGTGGACCGGCCGTCCTTGCCCTTGATGCCGGCGCTGCGGCGCAGGTAGTTGGCCTTGGCCTTGTCCGAGTAGTTGTGCCGGTAGCCCTTCTGCCCGAAGTGGACGAGCTTCACCCTGTCGCCGCGCTTGACCAGCACCATCCTCTTCTTCTGGGCTCGGTCGCTGGCGATGGGCTGGTTGTAGCCAGGGAAGGTCTTGCCCCGGTAGGTCACCGAGGCGACCTTCTCCATGTCCGCGTCGAGGTCGGGGCTGAACGTCATCGCATCTCCAAGCACGAAGGGCCGCAGCTTGCGCCACGGCCCCTTCAACCTACCGGACGAAGCGCGTCAGCGGTAGACGACGGTGGTCTTCTTGCCCTTGCTGCGTCCGGCCAGGTAGCCGCCGCCGGCGAGGGCAGCGCCGCCCGTACCCGCAGCCACGCCCGTGCCGATGAGCTCCTTCTTGAACTCACCGCCCAGGGCCTTGAGGCGCTCTCGGGCCTGCTCGCCCTTGGTCTTGCGCACACCACGCAGAGGTCCGCGGCCCTGCTGGACCGGCCCCTGCATCGGGACGGGCGTCTTGGCGGCCTTGATGCCCGCCGCGTTGGCCTTGGTCACCCGGCGGGTGATGTTCCCCGCCACGTCGTCGATCTTGCCGGCCAGGAAGCTGCCGACGCCCGCCTGCTTGGCGAGGCCGGCTTCGGCGGCACGCCGCTCGAGCTCGGCCCGGATGCTGGACGCCACCTTGTCGAGGTCGTCGTCACCGCTGCCGTCGAACATGGCGCGCATCGCGGCACCCGCCTCGGCGTCGCCGGACAGGTACCGTGCCTCCAGCTCGGAGAACTGCATCTGCGCCTGCGCACGGCCCGTGCGGTCGGCGTCGAGCAGGAACTCGTGAGCCTGGGCCACCTTCTCGAGGTCCACCTGCTCCGGCACGTCGTCGCCGTACACGATGTGCACCGCGTAGTCGTCGAGACCGGGACGGCTCACCTGACCCTGGGCAGAGGAGGCGACCTTCTCGAAGGCGCCGCCCGTGTTGTAGATCAGGGCGAGGTCGAAGTTCGGCGACTCCATGGCAGGCTCCTCGGGACGTCAGGCATCAGGTGAGCGAAGGCGCAGAGCGATCAGCCCTTGCGGTTCTTCTTCTTGCGACGGAGGCCGTAGGCGGTGGCCCCGGCGGCCGCGACGGGGGTGCCGTAGGCGGCACCGGTCTCGGCGACACCGCGGGCGAACTGCCGGGCGCCCTTGCGCTTGAGGCGGCGACCCTGGTGGGAGAACCGCTCGCCGATGCGGCGACCCGTGTTCTCCTTGCCGCGCGCCGCGAAGCGACGGCCCTTCTTGAAGGTGTCGACGCCGCCGCGCGCGCGCTTGGCGGTGAGCACGTCACGGGCGCCCTCGGCGAAGCGCTTCATGCCGCCCATCGCCGACGCGTCCTTCTCGAGCTCGTACTCGCCGGAGTCGAGCAGCTCCTGGAGCTCCGCGCCGTTGAGGTCGTCGAGGTCGATGAAGTCGGGCAGGTCGTCCTCGGCGGAGGCGAGCTTCTGCAGCTCGTCCACCTGGGCGCGAGCCATGATGCGGCCGGCCATGTCGGCGCGGTCGAAGTCGCCGTCGTCGATCATCGCCTCGACGAGAGCGGTCTCGGCGTGAGCCACCTTCTGCAGCTCGACCTCCTCGAGGTACTCGGCGAGCTCGGAGGCGGGGACGGTCGACAGGTCGACGCCCTCGAGGCCGGTGGCGACCTTCTCGGGACCCTCCTCGAGCTCGATCATGCCCTGGATGAGGTCCAGCGCCGAGATCTGGGAGAGGTCGACGTCCTCGATGCCCGGGACCGACGCGACCTTCTCGAAGTCGTCGTCACCGAGCGCCTGGACGTAGTCGGCGGCGGAGATGTTGGAGAGGTCGTCTGCGGTGAGCTCGGCGCCAGCGACCTTCTCATGGTCGGCGACGGACGAGCCGTAGATCTGGTCGAGGACGGACATTGAGGACTCCGGGGTGGGATCGCAGGGATCGGTGACAGCCTATGAAGTGGAGACTGAGGGGTCAAGCCCATCCATACCAGTTGTGGAGCATGGAGTACTCAGAAGGGACTCCGCCCCCACCGGATGCTGAGCTGATGTTGAGCCTGATGCTGAGGTTCTTCATCAGCCCGGCGAGCTGCGCGCGGATGAGCTGAATCCACTTGGGGTACTCATCGGCCTGGCGCTCGGTGTCGGCGACGAAGCCGCCCGAGTTGAAGTCGAACCGGTTGCGCGAGTGCAGAATTCCGGCCGACATCAGGATGTAGATGACGGTCAGCTGGATGAGGATGGTCTTGTTCGGGAAGGCACCCACGGAGCCGAACTGGACGGGCGAGTAGGCGTTCCACTCGTCCAGGGCCATGTGGGCACAGAACTGGACCATGCGAGGAGAGCTCTCCTCGCCGGCCAGCAGTCGGTTGAGCTCGGGGAAGTCGCGCAACCAGGCGCGGACCTCCTCCGAGAACTTCACCGTGTCGTTCGGGACAGGCACCGATCCCTCACTTCAGGGCGCGGATCTGGACGTGTCCCGGCTTCGAGGAGGGCAGGATGCTCAGCACACCCCGCTCTGCCTTGAGACGCACCGCAGTGGTCACCTTGCTCTCGAGGACGTCCACGGCCTTGCCGCCGATGGTCAGCAGGTGGCCGAGGACCGCACGAGTGGACGGCTTGTTCACGCTGCCTCCTGCAGGGCCAGGATGCCGGCGATGAGGTCGGCCTTGGCCCGGCCCTCGACGCCGAGGTCGTTGGCCAGGTCGCGGATGCTGCCCTCACCGGACCACGGCAACGCGGCGAGCGTCTCCTCGGTCCAGACGGTGGGCTCGGCCTCGGGCTCGGGAGCCTCGGGCTCGGTCACAGGGTCAGCCTCGGAGGCAGGCTCCGGAGTCGGCTCGGGAGTCGGCTCGGGCTCGGGAGCAGGCTCGGGCTCGGGAGTCGGCTCGGGAGCAGGCTCGGGCTCGGGAGGCACGACCTCGGACGCAGCCTGGTCGACCTGGAGAACCTCGGGCTCCGAGGCCGTGCCCGAGATGTACGCCTGCAGGCCCTCGAGGCCGTCGGCCTCCCAGGCAGCTGCGGCGCCAGAGTCCGAGAAGGAGTCGACCACCAGCTGGCCGGACGCGAGGCGAACCTGCACACCGCGACCGCAGAACTCGGCGAGGGACACGCGGCACGTGTCCTTCCCGCCGGAGTAGCGCCCAGCGAGCGTGCGGTTCCCGTAGGTGACCGCACGCCGGTGTGCCGGGTTCCTGATGATGGCGAAGCCCATGAGGGCCCTCCTCGATCAGAAGTGGTGGAACGTGGGGAAGAAGTTGCCCGCGGCGACCTGGTTGAAGACGCCGCCGCCCACCTCGCGCTCGCTGATGAGCGAGTCGGAGCTGTCGTCGCCGCCGCCCTGGCCGTTGTAGAGCTCGCACTTCGCCACGGAGGCGATGTTGCTGATGGACATGCCGACGATCTCGTACGCCTGGAACGAGATCATGTTCACGTCCTTGTCCAGGAAGAACCGCGTCCCGTTCAGGATGAGGAACTTGCCCAGCATCCCCTTCTCGGTGAAGGCGTAGATGTTGCCGGGCTGCAGGATCTCCTGCTTGATGGTCCGGACCAGCTTGTAGCCGAGGAGCTTGTCGTAGGTGAAGCCGTCCTTGGTGATCTGGCCAGCCTCGTCGCCCCAGGTCTCGATGGTCCAGTGCATGACGTCGTTGGCGTCGGTCTCGGCCATCAGGAAGCAGTCGCACATCCGGCGGCTGCCGTTCAGCACCTTGGCGAGCTCGATGAGGTCGCTCCGCTGGACCTGGCCACGGAGGCCGTTGCCGGCGCCGTTGATGGCCTCGTCCTCGAGGGCCTGCTGGCCGCGGATGATGTTGCCCGTGGTCTGGACGGCCTGCTCGCTGTACGTGAGCCCGCGGTGGTCCTCGATCTCCTGGATGTCGCGAACGATGTTGTTCTCGATGACCTTGGTGATCGGGTACGGGTAGGCGAGGAGCTCCTCCTCCGCCTTCTCGACACGCTCGGACGAGATGCGGTGGAACGGGATCTCGTACTTGTCGCCCTCGATGTACTGCGCCTCGGGCTGGTCCCGGAACGTCAGCGTCATCGCACGCGAGTTCGGCTCGATGTGGTCGAGGTAGACCAGGGTGTCGTGGTTCGGCGAGGGCTGCAGATCGGACGCGTCGACGGAGTCGGGCGTGATGATCTTGCGGAACACCGAGTTCTCGCGCAGCTTGTCGCGGGTGAAGGCCTGCGACACCGCTGCGGTCTTCTCGATGCCCTCTCGTCCCGCATTGATGTGCGCGACGAACTGCTTGGTGAGCGGGTGCGGCATGGTTGTCTCCTCGAGGGACGATCAGACGTCAGGAAGATGGGGGAACTGGTGGTGGATCAGGGCGCGGCGAACGGAGAGGTCACCTTGACACGCAGCCAGCCGGAGTTGTCGGCGGGGAGCGGGCCCTGGACCAGGGCGCGGGTCGGCTCGCCGGTGGCGGCGAGCGTGAGCGCGGAGCGGTCGGCGACGCCGCCCACCGTGCAGGCGTGCACCGTGAGGTGCTGGCCGAGCGCGGGGGTGAGGGAGTCGTCGAACATGTCGGTCTCGACGATGAACTCGTGGACCGTGAAGCAGGCGACCTTGTTGAGGGCCGCGGTCGGGGCCTCGCCCCGCTTGCTCCAGACCATCTCGGCGGCGGCAGCGCCGCCGGCGGCGGGATCGGTCCCGGAGATGCGGTCCCAGCCGGTGGCGGTCTCGGTCAGCCACTCACCCTGCTCGAGGGCGTTGGCCGCGTACGGGTTGAGCGCCGGCTGGAGAGCCGTCGCGACGTCCCGCGAGAGACGCTGGATCTTGCTGACGGGAGTGACGGGGCGGACGGCCATGAGTTCCTCCGGGGGAGTTCCGGTTGCCGATGGGCTATACCGATGAGATCGAAGCGTGAAGTGGGAAGTGGGAAGTTCTGCGGAACGGGCTCAGTAGGAGCCCGGATCCTGCGACGTGAGGAAGGAGGTGAGGACGTCGTCGCCATCGGCGGACGCCAGCTTCTCGTGCCCCTCGCCGAGCTCCCCGAGGGGTACGCCGGAGGTGGTGCGCTCCACGAAGTCGCCGAGGACCTGGAGCGGGGTGTCGTCGTCGGACCAGCGCTCGACGAAGGAGTCGACGTCGGCGTCGTCCATGACGCCGCGGGTCACGCCTTCGGAGGCGATCTTCTCGAGCTCTTCACGCCGCTCGAAGCGCGCGTTCTTGGCTCGGAGCTCGCGGTTCTCGGCCGCGAGGCCCCGACACACGCCGGCGGTCTTGGTGAGGACCTGCTTGAGGTCGTCGACGGATGCGATCTTCTCGAGCGACATGATCAGGCTCCCTGCCGGCGGGCCTTCGCGGCCTTGGCGGCCTTGAGGCGTGCGTTGATGTCCTTGTGGTCCACCTTGCCACCGAGCACCTGCGGCGTGAAGCCGTCATCGTACGGGGTGTGGTCCAGGGCGGCGCCGAGGGCCGGCGCGTTCTGACGCGACACGTCGCTGGGTCCAGCGGCGGCGGCGGCCTCCGCACTCGCGAGGGCGGGGTGGCTGGTGCCACGCTGCATGCGCAGCGTGTTGATGCCGGTGCCGTGACGAGGGACCTTCCGGCCCGCGTCGTTGTCGCCGGCCATCGAGCCGACCTCGCCGGCGGGGAGCTGGTAGGCCGAGGCGACCTTCTCGAGGCCCCCGTCGACCAGGTACTCGAGCACGCTGGCGACCTTCTCGGCCTCGTCGGCGAGCGTCTCGCCCTGGAACGCCTGCTCACGGACAGGGACGGTTCCGGTGTCGGCGGCCACGGAGGGCGTGCCGTCTTCGATGCCGAGCTCGCTGTCGATCAGCTGAGAGAGCGTCTTGTTCATGAGGGCCTCGGAGAGAAGGGAGCCTGGTGCAGCATGGCAACTTGAGATCGACGCGTCAAGCCGATCGGCGTGCATCACGCGGAGGGGTTGCAGCTCGGGCAGAGGGAGGGATGGCCGCCGGCAGAGCGGTCGATGGGGGTCTCCTTGCAGGAGCGGCAGTTGCCGTTCACCATCGCGATCTTGATGGCTTCCTCCTCGTGGAGGAAGGAGTGGCACGCGACCTCGCCGAAGAGGCGACTGGACGCGACCTTGTCGAGCTCTGCCTGCGGGTTGGCCTGGGCCTCGGCAGCAGCGGCCTGGGCCTCGAGGTCGGCGATGGTCTGGTCGAGCGTCTCGTCGTCGAGCGCGTCGAAGTCCTCGATGCTGGGAGCACCGAGGCCCTCCACGAAGTTCGCCTCGGCGGTCTTCTCGATGCCGGCACCCGGCTGGGCGGCGGCAGAGGGGGTTCCGAACATCTGGTCGACGAGGGACTGCATGTGAGGCCTCACGGGAAGAGGAAGGGTCGAACGGTGTCTGCGAAGGCGTGGCCCCTGGGGGCGTCTTCGGGCTCCGACCGGTACGCGTTGTGGACGTACACCGGTAGAGAGCATCCTGACAACCCGAAGTCGCTCCGGGAGGCCGTCTTGGTCATGTGCCAGTCG